TAAAGATGCAGGTGGATACCATAAGGCTTTGGCTGTTGCAATGAACCCTGAGAGGTTTGCCAAGTTCTTCTATGAGCAAGGTATGACTGATGCAGCAGATGACTTTATGCGTAAGACTAAGAATATCAATATGTCTGAGCGTAAGGCAAATGAGACAACTAGGGGGAATGATGGGTTTCAGGTTAAATCGGTTAATCCTGACCATGGAAAAAGCTTAAAAATCCGAAGTATAAAAAAATTATAGACAAATTAAAAATTTAAAAAAATGGCAGGTTCAGTATTAGCGAGTCCTACGTTTGCGTTGCAACCAGCAGCGGAACAATTGGCTTTACAACAAAACTATATTACCAACTTTGATTTCTTGAATCAGTATCTTCCTGATACTTATGAGAAGGAATTTGAGCGTTATGGTAATCGTACAATTGCATCATTCTTGCGCCTTGTAGGTGCTGAGATGCCTTCAAACTCTGACCAAGTAAAATGGGCAGAACAGGGTCGTTTACACATCAAATACATTAACTGTACAGTTACTTCTGCATCAACAACTACTGCTGGCTTATCAGTAGCAGCTGTAGGTGGAGATCCTGCTTCTGTAGCTATCAGAGTTGGTCAAACTGTATTTATTCAAATAGATACAAGTTCAACTCCAACTAATGTTGGCAAGTCTTTAAAAGCTATCGTTACAGGTGTTACTCAAACAGGTAGTTCAACCGTAGCAGGCACTTTTGCTGTTGCTTTCTATAACGATCCATCAACTGTTACAATTGCAGCTACTGACGTTTGTACTGTATTCATTTATGGTTCTGAGTTCAAGAAAGGTACAACAGGTATGGTTGGTTCTCTTGATGCTGAGGATGTAATCTTCTCTAACAAGCCAATCATCCTAAAGGACCGTTACGCTGTAAATGGTTCTGATATGGCTCAGATTGGATGGGTTGAAGTTACAACTGAGAACGGTGCTACTGGCTACCTTTGGTACCTAAAATCAGAGCATGAGACTCGTCTTCGCTTTGAGGACTACCTTGAAACATCTATGATTGAAGCTGTACCTGCATTTGCAGGATCTGGTGCTGCTGGTGTTTTAGGTGCTGCTGGTGGGTCTGAAGGTATCTTCTACGTTGTAAACAATCGTGGTAACGTATGGGGTGGTGGCACTCCAACGTCTCTTGCTGATTGGGATACAATCGTACAGCGTCTTGACAAGCAAGGAGCTATCGAGGAGAATGTTATCTTCTGTAATCGTCAATTGAGCTTTGATATTGACGGTATGCTTGCAGGCCTTAATGGTGCAAGTACAACTGCTGCTGGTACTCCTTCTTACGGTGCTTCTTACGGTCTATTTGACAATGACGTAACTATGGCTTTGAATCTTGGTTTTTCAGGTTTCAGACGTGGTTATGACTTCTACAAATCAGATTGGAAGTACTTGAATGACCCAACTATGCGTGGCGGCCTTTCGACAAATGCTGCGGCATTTGGCACTGTAACAGGACTTTTGGTTCCTGCCGGTTCAACTTCTGTTTACGATCAGATTATGGGCAAAAACGCTAAGCGTCCATTCCTTCACGTTCGCTACCGCGCAACTGAGTCTGAGGATCGTAGATACAAGACTTGGATTACAGGTTCTGCCGGTGGTGCTGCTACTAGCGACTTGGATGCAATGGAAGTAAACTTCCTTTCTGAGCGTTGTGTTTGTACCCTTGGTGCTAACAACTTTGTTTTGTTTAGATACGGTTAATAAGGTGAATACTGGGGAGTGTCTTATGGCACTCTCCTTTTTTTTAAATTAAATCAAATTAAATATATGTCTGAGTTAAAAAAAATGGTACCTACTGATAAGGTATATAGATTAAAAGGCGATTCTGCTCCGCTTTCATACACATTGGCATCAAGAAATCATCCAAGGTTCCCATTGATGTGGTATGATGAGAAGAACAATGTAAACAGAGCGCTGAGATATGCGTCAAACCAAAAGTCTCCATTTGAGGACGAGCAAGATGGTAACGCTATTTTGGAGCCTATTATTTTTCAAGATGGGATGTTAACTGTTCCAAAAAACAATCCTGCACTTCAAGCTTTTATGCATTATCATCCAATGAATAACAGAATATTTGAAGAGGTAGATAAAGAAAAAGAGGCATTTGAAGAAGTTGAGGACTTGAACATTGAGGTAGATGCATTGATTGCGGCAAGAGGTTTAAGCATTGAGCAGCTTGAGATTATGACAAGGGTGCTATTTGGTAAGGACCCATCTGTCATCTCAACAGCAGAATTAAAAAGAGATATGCTGATATTTGCCAAGATGAACCCAAGGGATTTTATGCAAACCATAAATGACCCTGAGTTGAAATACCAAGGCAAGATTATGCTATTCTTCGAAAAGAGACTATTGGCTCTCCGCAATAATGACAGAGAGATTTGGTTTACTACACCATCCAACAAAAAGAAAATGTGTTCAATACCATTCGGTGCTGACCCACATGATTTTGCTGGACAGTTCTTACAAAGTGACGAAGGCCTTGATGCGCTAAAGATGTTAGAGACATACTTAACGTAGTCAAGTGAAAATATTTTAGAGTTATAGTAAGAGAGGGTGTAAATATATGCCCTCTTTTTTTTATATTTGTAAAAAAATAGAGAATGATCAACTCAGTAAGAAATACAGTGCAGTCTGTTCTGAACAAGAACAACTATGGGTACATCTCACCGGCTGACTTCAACCTGTATGCGCTGCAAGCTCAGATGGAGATATTTGAGGAGTACTTTGCCACATACAACAAGGTTATAAATATGGAGAATGGTCGCATGGCAGGTACTGACTATGCAGACTTAGAGCAACCTATAGCAGAGCTGCTAGAGACATTTATTACTACTAAGTTCCTTGTGCCAAGCCCTGCGGCATCAGGGTACATCGGTAATAATTTCTTCGCTCCATCGTTAACAACAACAGGGTCTGACTACTACTTGATAAATAGAGTTAACTGCTACACTACTGTGTTGGCATCAGGGGCCAATACAAATACTGTACCGTCATACCAATTGATTGATGCTACTGCGAGCTTTGTAACGGCAGGCGTATCTGTTGGTGACGTAGTTGTTAATACTACTCTCTATGAGGGGGCATTTGTGACAGGTGTGTCAGCTACAGCCCTTGACATAACAGATGACATCTTTACGGCTATAGGCCAAGACTATAAGGTATACAAGGCATCAGCAATCAGCGAGGCTGAGAAGGTGACAATGGGTAAAATACTTATGCTAAACCAATCACTACTCACTACTCCATCTGCTCAGTATCCTGCGTACACATTGTCTAATAACAATGTTCTTACTGTGTATCCAGTTAGCGTGTCGGGGTATGGCGCTGTGCAGGCAGTTTACTTTGCATACCCAAGACCACCGAAATGGACGTACATCTCACTTGCTAGTGGCGAGCCTGTATTTGACCAATCACAGCCTGACTACCAGGACTTTGACCTGCCACTTGAGGATGAGTACAAGCTTGCAATGAAAATATTACAGTACTGCGGCATTAGCATTCGTGAGACTGAGGTGGCTCAATTCGCTATGTCTCAGGAGCAACAACAATCAGCAAATTCATAACAAATGGCATATATATCAAATTTTCAGTATTACACCAATAATGGCAATAATCCAACGGATGCCAATTGGGGTTCGTACCAATATGTTAGCCTGTTCGACATCGTCAATAACTTTCAGTTGATGTACACCGGCAACCACTCATTGGTCAATAACGAGGAGCGATATAAGACATTGTTCCACGCAAAGAGAGCCATCCAGGAGTTGAACTATGACGCATTCAAAGAGATTAAAGTCCTTGAGCTTAGTGTCTGCGATCAACTACGCTATGTGCTGCCGCATGACTTTGTCAACTGGGTGCGCATCTCGCTTTATGTGAATGGGACTCTGTTGCCTCTTTCTGAGAATATACAAACACTATCATCAAAAGCCTATTTGCAGGACAATGATTGCAATATTTTGTTTGACCAAAATGGTAACATCTTGGAGCCACAGTACTCAAACATTGACTACGATCGAATCAAAGGAAC